AACTGCAACCTCAATCTGTCTAAATAGCGCTTCCTTCTGTTGAGCCGTGTACTTATCTAGAATGTTTCGTACTTTTTGATCGTGTGTATTCCAAAATTCCTCTTGTTCTGCGAATGCCACTCTCAACTCGCAATCTGTTAACGGTCTGCTGTTCTTGTAATTTGAGCTTTTTTTTTCTGCCATCTTCTTTTTCTCGGTATTGACATCAGCAACCGGAGGTACTCTGCCAACCTTCTTGTTTAATCCCTCAACAATCGCATCAATGTTAGCCTCTGGCAATAACGGGAACGCTGAATTGATAACCGCCTTCGCGTTTTCTATTGGCAATCTACCCTGCAAGATGAAGTCAATTATTGTCAATAATCCTTGTACTTGCGCACCATTCAATGCGCTCGCCTGTACATCTGCACCATTCGCAATCTCTTGAGATGCACTTGGCTTATTATCTGGTATTTCCTTCTCTCCTTCTTTTGGCTTCTCGATTACGGATGGCTCAACTACATCCGTCGCTAGGTCTTCTTCTGTAAGTTTCGGTAGTCTGAACTGGTCATGCGTCCATATCTTCATTTTGTCGTTATTCACTACCAAGCCTGTATTGATTAGCTTCTCAAGTGCCGCCGACATCTCGGTATAATCTATTTGACCAACATCGCTAAACAAGAACTTCGGATAATGCTTTTGTTCACCATAGTTCCTATCGATTAAATCCTTAATCATCTGCTGATTGATAACGCTTGCGATATACTTCGCCTTTGCGCGTAATGAAAGCGTAAAGAAGTCCGTCTGGTCAACACTCAACGCGTATGAACCGCTTGTTTGTGAACCGAGGTCTATGAATTGCGCGAGTACATTCGTGGCAATCATTCTATTGTGATGGCTCACCTGCTCTGCCATCGTACTACCCTTGCCGTCATTCCCGACCTGCAAGAACTCGAACTGCCATTCTGTATTAGGTGCGATTATGTAAGATTTCTCATTAAGCGTAAACTGTTGAGCCATCGTTTCAGCGTCATCCATGTCAACTTCCTTGTGTCCGACCGGAGGCTTAACCACTAACACACCAGCACCACGCTCTGATTTTATTGCATCAATCTTGTACAGCTGATCCTTGTAAGTCCAATGCTTATAAGCCGAGCGCAAAATAGACATACCGTCATAGTTGTCACCCTGCTGATTATTCACGAACAAAACCAACTTCTCCATTGGAATTTCAGGCGATGCTGTCTTGACTGGTACGCCATTGTATTCACTTGCCGGAAGGTATTGCGTAACTCCTCTTGTTGTCTTGTCGCTATCCATCTCCCATTTCGCGTGCGCTGTAGGTACGCGTGAAGCCAGCTTGTCGAAGACTATCTTGCCATCCCTATAACCGTAAATCTTTTCAAAATAATAAAATCCATACGGCAAATAATCAAGCGCCTCGCTTGTAAAAGCATCATTATCAAGATACTCGAAAAGACACTCTCGGATAAATGCAGTCATACCTTTCGAGTCCGCCGCGTCATCTTCCGGTGGTACGATATTCCTTTCGGTTGCTAATATCGGATATTTAATCGCGTCAACCGTGGCGCGTATCATAGCATCTGTTCGCAACATCTCGTCATAAATAATTACACCTCTCGAATTATTGAAATCAGTATTGAAATCCTGCGCTATATAACCGCCATAAATCTTTGTTCCTGACGCACCTATCTCCTCACCGACTTTGATTCGTACTGTCTTCTCTGCAAATAATCTCTTGATGTTCTGAAGTAATCCCATATCTTTTGTTTTTAAAATTTTTTGTTTCTGATATTGCCGAAGATAGTCGCCTGCCTTTCGGTATTTAAGCGCCTATTTGAACCGGACTCATCGAGCATCTGCATAGCATAAAAAAACGCATCAGCCGTGTCGTCATGCTCACCGTTCGGGAATGTAATAAGTTCGTCATAGAGCGTCTGATGTGATGGTAGAAATTTGACCTTACCTGCTTCGACTAACGGCTCAACATAACTCGACCTTGTAATCTTGTCCTTGCTTCTCGGATTCAACTCTAGCAATCTCATCTCTCCGCTTGCGCGTGACATATCGTATAACGCGCGCTGATTCATTACGCACTCAATTCCACATAAGCTCGGATTCCATCTATCGTATACCTCTTTGATTATACTTGTTTGCTTATCAATCGTCAATCGAATCGCCAAAGATTCAAGCACATATCGGAGTTGCGTTCTCGTGTCTAATCCCATTACGCAAATACCCATAGCGTCAGCGGAAGCTCGCTCTGAAGCGTTCGGGTCAACAGCCATAACAACTCTGAACCATTGTTGCCAGTTCGCCGGTAGTTGGCTTTGTTCGTAATAATTCTTCTCAATCCATTCGCGCTTATATCTTGAAGTCGCATCATCAATCGGATTATTCATGTACTCTTGATTAAACTTCGCCGTGCCTATCGCCTCGCGCTCTGCGATTAGCTTCTCTCTTGTAAACTTGCCTTTCCATAACGGCTCATCGACTAGAATATCACCACCGTTTTTTGTTGCGGTCTTGAATATACCTCCGAACTTTTTATAAAATTTAAGCACTTCAACCTCTGGGTGTATCACCGTGCCAATCCATTTCACGAATCCTTTCTCGAAATCCCTTGAAGGATAGATAACGCCATAAAACCAGTTGTGCAATTTCTCTCGGCGGTCAGGACTTCTTACTTGATCGTCTTCTTCTATATCGTCAAGAATAATTTTAGAAGGTCTTTTGTTTTTGATGTTCACGCCTCTACCCTTGCACGCACCACGAGCCACGACATTCACGCCGTTGTTAGTTTCAAAATGTGTATTAGTCCATTTCCTACTCTCGGAATTAGTAGCCGGAACGAGGTCGCCATATACACTACGAAGCATCTCCGAGTGTATTGCCGACATAAAGTATAACAGGCTCAAGCGAGTACACGATGTCGTGGATTGTATCAATCTTCTCCCAAGTCGTTTTACCGTGCGCTCTGGGAAAGATAATTGCGCTATCCTTGCGCCTGCCAAGCTCCTCTGTAAGTTCACTATGACATTCCTCTGTGAATCCTTGAAGTATATGCGGAAAGAAATACATACCGAAAAGAGGCAACATCTGTTTCGGTTTTAGCGTAGAAAGAACCCATGCCTTTTGCTCAAGCTCTGGTATTTTCTTGAGGTCTTCAAGCCACTGGTTGAATTGAATCATCTGTGTATTTTTTGGCGAGTTTGATAGCAATCTCCGAATAAAGAATAGGCTTCCCTTCCTCACCGCCGTCAAGTCCTATGCTCTGCCTAGCCTTTCCGAAGATTTGTTCAAGCACAAACTTCAAGAGATCCGATTTATCAAGAGATTGGTCTTTAGCGGCTTGCACAAGTTTATTCACTTCTTCCTGCGAAACATAGTCAATAAACCTAACCTTGCTCAAACTTCCTTTCGGTCTTCCAGCACCTTCCCTAATGCCTCCGCGTCTTTCCTTGACTTGTTTTGATTTTATTTGATTTTTTTTCAAAATAGCCATAGTGTTTTTATTTCATGCTTAATTGTAAATCATCTCGCCACGATTAGCAAGTTTGTAACTCTCGCGCCCTGTGAGGATAGAGAGGACGGAAACGAAGTAATGTTATCTAGTTATGTCTTAAGTAAGCCTTCAAGCGGTTCTACCCTTGTTTGTAAATACATTATCTTGTTGGCGTTATAATGTTTGTGACACATAGTTGGCAAGTTGGTGTCACAGACTCGACGGTTATTCCAACGGTGATTCCAAAGTTAAAACGGTGAAAGTAAATAAAGACTTTACTTTTGGTTTTGTATGGTCTATACTCCTGTCGTACATCCAATTTAGTTTTACTTTACCTAACCTATGGAATCAACCCTTCCGACACGCACAGAAATACTCACGGCTCTTACTTTCTATTACGAGCAAGGAGATTTGTCGTTTATAGAAACGGTAAATAACATTAGTTATGGATATAAAGTAGAAATGAAAAGGAACTATACTAAACCTAACCAAACCAACAATGACCAACGAGAATAGAAAAAGACCTTCCTTCCAATTTTATCCAAGTGATTGGCTCGCAGATCCGAATGTTATAGCCATGACGGCAACTCAACGCGGAGGATATATACAACTACTCGCGACAATGTGGACAACAGCAGAATGTGAATTGTGGAATGACGACGCTTATTTGTCGAAAATATCAGGATTAACAGATATAGAATTAGGATTGGTAAAACGATGCTTTGTTAAAAGTCCTATACAAGCCGAAAACATAACTCATAAACGATTGATATACGAGCGACATAAACAAGATAACTTCAAAGATAACTGCTCACGCGCCGGAAAGCAGGGTGGAGGCAACCCAGCCTTTAAAAAAGGTAAGCCGAACCCATACTATTCGGCTCTGGTAGCGGGGAAAGATAAACATAAAGGTATGGATAAAGGAGAGGATAAAGGTAACATAAACTCTTCTTCTCCTTCTTCTTCTCCTTCTTCTTCTCCTTCTTCTAAATCTCTTAAGAAAGAGATACACTTAGGCGTTTATGAATACTGGAATTCTAAAGAAATAATTAAACACAAACAATTCACGGATGGTATGGATAAGGCTATTGGCAAGGCGTTAAAGACCTATACAGATACTGACTTAAAGACAGCCATAGACAAATACGCGCTGGTTTTATCTAGTGATTTGTATTTCTGGACTCATAAGTGGACTCTTGAAGATTTCCTCAAGCGTGGGCTTACGCGCTTTGTGGATTCACCCATTGAAAGTTTTTTAAAAATCAAAGACGACAACGGACAACCGAAGCATGAGATATGGAAGCAAGAAGGTTACTATGACGACTAATTTTTAACCATAAAAATATGATAATCGGAAAATGTTTCAAAACATCAGAGGAGAATGGAGCGCGTATATATTCCAGCCTTATGGATGAGAATAATGGGTTTGAACATCCAAGGGATTTTCTTTTAAAGACAATTGTTAAAGGCTTGGGATTGCGCCAGATAGAATTTACAGATGGTGTTGTTGAAGAAAGTTTTTGTATAACTTGTAATGGCAAACTTGGATATGAGAAATTTATGCTTGGTGATTATGGCGAAATAGAGGCGTTGAGAAGTGAATGTAAGCCTTGCCGTGATAAGGCTTTACTTGACTGCGAAGCAATAAAAAAAGAACAGGAGTATATTGTCAAACAGTGCAAGTGCAGTGGAAGACAGAATAAGAAGATTAAACACACCGGAATCGAAGTGGGTTGGTCTGACATACTAGATGGATTTGAATTTCAAAAACAGTTTCTTGATTATGCCGAAAGGATATTGGATGGCAAAGAGGAGCTGGGTGCTTATGTTTTCGGTGGGTCTGGCACTGGAAAAACATTCCTTGCGAAGTTATTGAATAACGAACTTGTAGAATCAATGCGCGATGTTGTGTTTTTCAAAGCTGTTGACTTGGCGATGGTATTACGCACAGTCTCAATGGCAAACCGAAGGGATGAGGATGTCATGGGAAAAATTATAAACGACTTACGCTCGGTAGATGTATTGATTGTTGATGATTTGGGTACACAGAAAAACACGGATTTTGTGAAAGAGATTATGTTCTCAATATTCGATACGAGATACGACAACAGGAAGAAAACAGTTATCACGACAAACCTAACGGCTGATGACATAGGAGATGATCGGTTGGCTTCAAGATTCGCGGATGCTGGATGGATGAGGAAGTTTAATTTCAAAAAACACGACTTAAGACAATTAAAATTTAATCAAAAAAATCTATGAAAAAAACAATCAACACAGATAAAAGATCAGATGATGCAATTTTTATATTCGACTACATGATGAGTAAATTCCAAGCGTTCTATAAAACAAGTGATGTCAAATATGGTACGCTTGACTATTTTTATATCGAGGAAAAATTCACGGTAATGGCAAGAATGATTAAAGAAAAATTCAATGGAGATTTTGACAACTTCACAGGAGCGATTCTTAATGCGCTTGCTTCAGGAAAATATGACGACAAGGATTTATCTGCTTAAATCATAACCAATACAAAAATGGAATCAATCGAAATCTGCCAATGTTGCGGTCACAAGACTACAATCTACAAGCATACGCTCAACGCCTCGATGGTATCGGCTCTCGCCAAGCTGGTGGAATTTTACGAGAAGAACAAGGCAAGAGCCAATCTTCAAAAGGATTTGGCACTTACGAAAAACCAGTACAATAACTTTCAGAAATTGCAGTATTGGGGATTGGTACACAGGAATAATCTCGGATGGTTGCCGACTTGGAAGGCGATGGATTTTATACATTTCGGAGTATCGGTGGTTAGCAGGGTTGCCACAAAAGAGTCCGAGCCGTTACCGTTTGACCATCCAGTCTGGCAAGGCAAGATCCCACCGATGAAATTTGCATCAGAGTTCTTTCCGGAAAAGTACAAACAGCGAGAGGAGTATCAAGAAGAGAAAGGATTCGCACCATCTTTATTCGACTAAAACATGGCAAAAGTAAACCTTAAAAAATGGCATGAGATAGTTTGTTCAAGAGCCGGATGGCATTGTGAGCACTGCGGAAGATGGGGAGATAAGCAGACTCTATGCGGACACCATTTCCCGCACTCTCGCGGTTCAAGAATTGATCTTGCGCTAGATGTTAATAACGGGGTCGCATTATGCAGTGATTGCCACACGAAAATCCACATGGGTTTAATCAAATTAAAATGACAAAACAAATCCGAAAGATATTTTACGGAAAAGTGGCAAGCAACAAACTCGAGCTTGAGAACAAAGAGGGCTTCAAGTTTTGGTTACTAGGCTTGGAAGGTAGAGAAGTCGAGCTGACTGTCGGCGAAAAGACATTATGACGCAAGAAGTTTGCAACAAAACAAATACTACTGGGGCGTGATGATTCCGATACTAGGTAACTATTTCGGCATGACACATAACGAAACGCATGAGGCTCTCAAATGGCATTTTTTGAGGAAGGAAGACAAGAAGATTCCAACTATCCGAAGCACCACGGATTTATCAACAGTCGAGTTCGAGGAGTACATGAAACAGGTTAGAGTATGGGCTTCCGAGGAGTTTGGCACTTACATTCCGCAACCTAATGAACCATATGAATACTAAACCACAATACAATTCAAGAGGTCTGAGAAATGATTTTCGCTTTACAATCCCAAAAAGAAGGTATATTATACAGGTACATTCAGGCTGTTAAGCCGTAATGAATACTAACACTAACCAAAAAAAGACATGAAAAACATTTCAGAAAAATCAAACACAATCGGAGTCACGCTGTTGCTTATCGCAATCGGCTTGTTCCTTTTTGTTTCAATGACTGACGCGCATACAATCGCAGACTTTCGTTAATGGCGGTATTGTTATACGAGGTGGTGCATTACTCGCATTTCACTCCAAAACCTCTGTAATGCGCTAAAAACAACTAAAACTTAAACAATTACGGTCATGACAACCACAAAAAAACAATTCAAAGCATTTACAGGCGAAGATCCTGAAGATGTTTTGGGCGGAGATTGGAGGCAAGAGTGCGACGCTTTCGATGATGGCGATGACAAGAAGTGTCCGGAGTGTGGCTCGCATGAAACTTGGATTGATACCGAATCAGATGAGGATGAAAATGGAACTGTTGTCGAGGGTAGAGAGTTCTTCACCTGTGCGGATTGCGGATATAGTTATGAATTGAAATTTTAAAACAAACCAAAATGAATAAAAAAAGTATAATCGAACTTGCAAAACAGCAGTCGCGAATGTTAGAGATTTTCTCTAACGGCGAGATATATATCGATATTTCATCAGTCGGATTAAAGCTAGTCGCTCCTGATAATATGAGAGAAGGTTTATCGCTTTTAACAGGGATGGTAAACGGAGAAAAAAGGAGTACGCCATGTAGGATTTTTACAAAAAAGATAAATAAATTCTTCGAGCTTTGTCACTTGAATATAGTCGCGAAATTTGCCGTAGATGAGAAAATAGAATTTAGCGGTTCGGCTACCGATAAGAATAAATTATTACAGTTTTTCAAAATTATAGGAGGATATGACATTAAAGATAAAGATTTATTTTAAATAACAAAAATAAATATGTTTCAAATCACACGACACATTGAGAGAAAAATAGATGAGAGGATGGTAAAATATCCATTCACGACTTACGACATAATCTTTTTAAAGCCTAATGAATCGAAACCAAACTGGTGCGCTTTGACTGATTATCTCAAGAGGATGTTTACAATGCCGATACCAATGCACGGCGATATGCCAAGCGCGACAAGAGAATTAGTTGTTGATGTAGCCGAGGAGTTTACCGATAAAGCATTCTGTAAAATGGTACAGGATTCACAAGCAACCGGACTCGGCTCTAATCAGCACCCGACATTACAGAAATATGCTATGGAAATGAACCCGAAAATAATCGGTATTGAAGTACCGGTATATGATGAAAAATGGCTTGGCTTTATGGATTTATTAGAGTATGATAGAGCCACGGATAAGATAAAAATAATCGACTACAAACCAAATGCAAGTCGAGATAGAAAAGCACCGGCTCAAACTCTACGCTACAAGGCGCTGTTCTGTAAGTGTGCGCAGGTGAGTCCGAAGGATGTTGAAGCGTTCTATGGTGACGATCAGAATTTCTACAAAATAATTTAACCAATACAAACATGACAACCAAAGAGTTGCCGTTACCGTTCGATGACAAGCCAACGGTAGCACCAGTCAAACAGGCAGAGCCAGTCAAGAAGGTAACAACAGCAGTACCGCTAAAACAGGCAATCGCACCTGTAAAACAAAAGGTAGTAATCGTACAGCCCACAGTCCGAGATTTGATTGAAGGCGAATCTTTCAAAGCTCAAATCGCAAAGACCTTGCCGAAGCATCTTACACCGGATAGATTTATCCGAATCGCAATTACAGCGTTACAGAAGACTCCGGCGCTCGGTCAATGCAAGCAGGCTTCTCTATTCAATGCACTTCTTAATTTGAGTCAATTAGGATTAGAGCCGGATGGAAGGAACGCTCATTTAATTCCGTATAAAGACCAAGTGCAGTTGATAGTAGATTATAAAGGCTTGGTGGAATTAGTTATGCGCTCTGGGAGTGTAAGCAACATCCATGCCGACATAATCTGTAACGAGGATGAGTTTGAGTACGACAAAGGAGAAATCAAAAAGCATAAAATCAACTTCAAAAAGCCACGAGGCAAGATGTATGCGGTTTATGCGATAGTAAGATTCAAAGATGGAAGCGAAAAAGCCGAGGTGATGACTGAAGATGAAGTGGTTAAAGTCAGAGCAAGGTCGAAGGCGGCAGGCTCAAGTTACTCACCTTGGAATACCGACTTTAACGAAATGGCAAAGAAGACTGTCTTCCGAAGGTTGAGCAAGTGGCTTTCGATAAGCTCGGAATATAGAGATGCACTTACGCTTGATGATGATAGGTTTGAAGACATCGAAAAGCCGGAAGTCAAAGAAGTGCCAACAAAAGATTTTGCAGACCTCGCCGTAGATCCTAACTTTTAATCTATATGACAGAAGAAGAATTGGAAGAAAAAATTGAATACCTTGAGAAGGAAATTGAAAAAGCAGGTGGCGAGATTGCAGAGAAGGATGAGAAGATTGAAGAATTAACAACCGAAAAACAGGATTTAATCGGAGCACTCGCCGAGATTCAAAGGATTACAACAAAATATTACTAACACCAAAAACATGACGCTAACACCAGAGCAATTACAGGCAATCGAGCAGGATAAAACCAAGCTCGTAGCCAAGACGGACACACTCAATGAAGTAAAGAACAAGACACAACTGCAAGAAGGAGCAGAGTGGTTATGCTTTGCGCACGATAGAGTTAAAAGAATCCAGCTACTCCAAGCCGAAAAAACCGCCCCTCTCAAGGAAGGACTGAAAGGAATAAATGATATGTTCAAAGAATTGATTAAGCCTTACGAAGAATCCAAAGCCAAGATGAAGGAGTTGATTAAAGGCTACATGGTTTTGCGAAGACAACAGGCAGTCAAGAAGTATCGAAGGCTCAAGGAAGAAGACCCGCTTGCGATTGTCGAGATGCCTGATCCTGTAGTGCAGACAACTCTCGGTAATGTTCATGTAAGAAGAACAAAACGAATGCAGGTTGATACCGAGAAACTACCAAATGAATTTTGGAAACTCGAAGTTGATGCCGAGAAGATTCAGGAAGCCATCAAGTCCGGTAACAGACCGGAAGGAGTCGAGATAATTGAAGACATTGATATTGTACCTCTTAACCATACAGCAATAAAAAATGAAAAATAACATTGGAGATTTTGGATTAGCCTGTGCGCTCTTGGCACTCGGCTACAAATTGATAGCAGTTGAAGGAGAAGGTAGGCACAAGACATTTACTTTCGATGTCGAATTTCAGCAAGAACTTTTTCTCTCGGACATCGACAAGTATTATTCACACGATTTGAAAGTAGATCCGAATGAGTATTACATCAGGATGAGAGAACTGAAAACAAGAATGTATAACTAATTTTTTAATTTAAACACACAATGGAAAAGAAAACATGGTTACAGAGCGACAGTATTATCAAACGCTCACTCGCAGTATTCGGATTGTGGTGGCTCGGCTACTTGATGATTATAGCCGTGTTCTTTATCTTCGCTTTTGCCTTCGGTCTATTGAGCGCATTGGCGACATCGATTCAATAAAAAGCCTTAAGATATAAAAACAAAAATCACTAACAATCCAAAAAGAATGGAAAACAAATTCAAAAAGCCGGCAGTAGTAGCAACAATCTGCGTATTCGCATTTCTCGCGATTATGGGCGTGATAATGACGACAGCTCGTACTTACGCGGTAGACGCTTCAAAATGCGCTAGTGGCGATGAAACAGCGTGTTACAGCGAAGCTACAATAAGACTTCAGGGCGCATACAACGATAATGAAATGCTGTTGATTATGGCTCAAACTACTTATGAACAAGCGCAGTTTACTTTTGATGAGAATAAATCAAACCTAGCTTGGAGTAAATACAAGGACTTGAAAGACGGCGGTTATCCTGATGCTGACAGGCTTAATGAACTCGGAACGAAAGCAGGGATAGTTTTTTAGATGAACCTGTAAGTTCTAAAACTGCACAAAACTATACAGAGCCGACTGAAACTATACAGACCTGCTACAAGAAAGATGTCGATGAAGACCAGAACCAGTATGTGAGATACGCCTCCTTGATAAGTAGCAACGATATAGACTTCCTCTCAACTCTCGAAGCCGAGAACGGGCTATGGACTCCAGATAGGCAGAGTGAAGTATATTCGAATGGAGTGCGTGAACAGAGTTATGGGTTCTGCCAAACCAATGCCGTCTTCCACTCCGACATTGTGTATGATGATAGATTCTTCACGGATCCCGAATGGCAACTCGACCAGTGTTGGAGTATGTATCAGGGGGGCGTTGCTTTCTACGGGTATAACAACAGGTGGAAAGTCAAAGATAGATTCGTATGTCCTAACTAAAATATATGCAGAAAATACAAATCGAAGATATGGGATGTATGGGAATGCTGTTATTCCTTATGATTGTCGGCTTATATAGCATCGCCAGCGCCATACAATCAGTCGCGCATTCTATCGATCAGTTACAAACTTTAATTAAATAATATGAATAAACAATTAAGCCAATGCTGTAGCACGCCCGTTAAGACGGTGGGGAGTGGGGACTTCCACGAAAAGGATAGGGTCTGTACAATGCACTATGAATGCAATGAATGTGGACAGCCTTGTAATATTGTTACCAGTGCGAAATTAAGACTTCCTACCGATCCGATACGCATTACCGATAAGGATTCAAAATGGCTAGAGAAGAAACTTAAGAAGAATGACAAGCGAACAAGGCTTACGAAACAAGAAAAGGAATTGCTTGAAGGGTCGAAGGAATTTGACAAGACGCTTATGGTAGACGGCGCTAAATGTGAACGGTGGCGTAGGAAATTTATACTTGGAACGCAAACTTTGCCGAATGGTATGTATGCGCAAAAGAAACTCGCAACACCAGAAGACAAGTACGGACTAGGCGACTTGTACGACAAGGCGTTTGCGAATGGAGAGAAGGCTGGCAAATCCGACACGATTAAGCGTATACAGGAGGAATTGGATGCAGTACACGCAATGGCTACAAGATATAGCGAATTAGACGAACAGGCTTTCCATGCAGCATTAACGACAATAAATCACCTCAATCAATTTCTTAAAACCTTACAAGATGAAACTTCTGAATTACATACTTTGTAAAATCTTCTTCCATAAACTGGAAGTCGTAAAAACTTATTACGGTGGAATATCCCAAAAGGTTTATTGCTTAAGATGTAAAAGATATTTTGGAATAAATCATAGTATCAGATGTTTCATTCCGTGGGATAGCGAATTAGAACAAACAATGAGTTTTATAGGAGCTACACCAACTAACCAAAAATTAAACATGAAAAACTGGAAAGAACAATTAACGGATATATTACAGTGCTCTACACCATCGAGTGATATAGACGATGTTGAAAAACTAATCTCCCAAGTCGAAGAAGAAGCGGAGAAGAGGGGATATGAGAAGGGAGAAAATGACGCTTATGCAAAGATAGCTATGGGAGAAATTTAAACCTGTAATTTAACAAAATAATATGACTGACTCAATCAACAACTCGAATGGCGTGTCCTCCAGCTATGGCGTGTCCTCCAGCGATGGCGTGTCCTACAGCGATGGCGTGTCCTACAGCTATGGCGTGAAAGAATCTAAAGGAGTTTACAGGGCTATTTTTGCCCCAAAAAAAGAAGGTAAGCCGACTATATTCGGTGTTGAAGTTTCGGGAGATAGATTTGACGAAGTCTTAAGTAGTATCCATAAAAAACAAGGTGGCTGGAAGCCAAGAGCCAATAATGCTTTCGAGTTATATCTTAAGGCTGGCTCGGAATGGAGTAAGGTTGACGCGAGTGACATAAAAAAGAAACAGAATATCTGGGAAGGTATGCCACAAGAATTGATAGATTACATTAGAAGCCTACCCGAGTTTAATGCCGAATTATTTGAATGGCACACGGGAATTAAGGCGAACAACGAGAACGCAACTCGCAAGGCTGAAATTCTAAAGAAGATAGCCGAACTCAAAGCAGAAGCAGATAAACTTATTTCTTAATTAAAATCGTATGGATGAAGTCAAACAGTATGACACGCAGTCGCCATTCGGATTCGGGATTGCACTCGGAGCACTCCAAGATGGCAAGTCGGTTTCCAGAATCGGCTGGAATGGAAAGGGTCAAAAATTGACACTCCAAGTACCAGACGAAAATTCCAAGATGACACTCCCGTACATCTACATCACTACTGTTGATGGCAAGAATGTACCTTGGTTGGCGAGCCAAACGGATTTATTGACTTATGATTGGACGTTGGTAGAGTAGCTCTTTCACAATTTGACGCTCGATTTGCGGGGCTACTCTCCACAAGTTGCGCGTTCGAGGCTGGACAATCCAAGGCGGAAACGCAACGGTAAAACCAGCCAAGATAGAGGGGAGGGGCGAAAGCCCTGTGCGGCGACCTGCTAGCAAGGATTACCCGTTACCCTCTATCGGTACTTGAAATCTTGTACTGAGCGGATAATGGTGTTAGATAAAGTAACTTCTATCACGGGTACCTATCCGCTCGCTACAAGGATTCAAATATAACTTAACAAAAAAGACAGTATGACCCACGATGTTCAAAGGACAATCGAAGCAATAATGCAATGCCGAGCCGAAAAAAAAGGTGCTGGTAGTATTGTATGCCCTAAATGCAAAGGGGTACTTAATTACACATGTGCGATAGGGTATAACGACCATACGGACGGGAAATGCCAGACAGAAGGATGTTTAAGCTGGATAGAATAATAAAACAAAATGAAAATCTCAAAATGCAAATGGTGCGGTAAAGAATTTGAGGACGCTTGCTCTCCTGAATGTATAGACTGTTGCGACAACAAGGCTTGCGTAAAGGCGAACCGAAAGGAGTTTCTGAAAGAAATGTTTAATCAACTCAAATGAATTTTCAAGTATAATCAAATAGACTAGAAACACGTCCTGCTAATATAATCAAATATATATGAAAAAATCTATCAAGAAATCCAAAAAATCCAAAGAAATAAAACTTCCTTCACTGGAAACAGAAGGACGCTGTAACCAATGCGCAAGCGTGTTGGAGTTGATTAGTTGGACGTTCGTAACGGGGAATAGTGTTAGTAGTCTAGTGTGCGTGAATCCGAAGTGTCCTTCGTATGCGCTGTTGCAAGTGCCAGAACATATCATGTATAAACACTGGCTCAAGCAAGAACATAGAGAGAATAGACTAATCGAAAAACATTTA